CACCCCCCAGCCATGACAATCCACATAGACCAATCGAAGTGCACCACCTCTCAAAGATGGTTCTATTGGTGAGAGGAATCAAACTCACACAATCCTTCGACCAAGCGGACGGGTATTGCCTAACCATGATCCATCTGGTACCAGTATAAATGGGCTGACATTGGCAGAAAACCAATTTCTCCAAAACATATACAGGGTCTTCAGCTACGATGTCAAACCCCATTAAAGAGAACCAATCGTCCAATCCATTTAAAAACCAATCAAGATCATTCCTTTCCAAAATGACTACACTATCATCACCCATGTCGATCACTTCAGCTTTTAGACCCTTCTGTTTCAGATATGTCCACAACATAGAACACATCAATAGACACCCAACAAGAGCAGTGTCCATATCACCAGAAGTAAGCCCGTAATCAACATTATATTTAACTTTGCCATTCAAGCAATACCCAGCACCGTAAGTCTTGAACTTCCTACGGTATAGAGCCTGGTACTGCTTTCTATGATTCCTTCTGACAAAGTTAGTCGTGACACGCATTACCCACTTTAAAGCTGATCGACTAACATGTTGATCAAACCTAGAAGCGTCCATGCCTACTGCCACCGGATTATGAAAGCTATGCCATTTATCGGAAATGATCCTACCCACTTGCTCAGAATTATAACCCTTCATAACAGTGGGCGCCCCAAACAACTTATCAATAGCCTTATAAATAACTCTCTCCATTGGTTTTACATATCTACCAAATTCGACGTGGAACTTAGGGTCACGAGGCTGAATAACCCTAGGTGCTGGGTCCTTCTTCAAATGAAAAGGGATCTTTTCGGCTTTAACAAAGATCTTGATGTCGCTATCCTTTGCATATAATCCGGATGATTCGAGTTTATCCAACGCTCTCTGATAAATCTTACGCCGACCTCCCACATACGAAGCAACGAATTCGTGCCTGGTCATGGGGTTCACTTCATAAGATACCTTAAGCATCGATTTATAAAACCCGTACAACATCAAATTAAAGCCTGTCTGTGGGGGCTGTGGAGGACTAGCCCACACACCAGATTTATCCTTGCACAATAAAACCCGTTCAAGAATACCTCTGGCCAGCGTATCCACATCAGCGTTATGCACCCCCCAATGAGCTTGGGGCGCAATCCCGCCCAATCCATATATCCTTCTGCGCTTCATGCAAGGACCCTGTTTTCGTACAAGGAGACGGGGATCATCCAGCTCAGACCTGGTACTAACTCCCTGATCGACAACAAGGCCCCCTCATTCAGCACTATATGCATCTGGCAGGACACGGCCTTCTGAATCATAATAAACTCGTTCATACTGGCCTTTCCTTTCAGACGCAACAATTGACATAACATATCCCTAGCAAAGATCTCCTCCTTGCTGGGGATGAACACATATGACACAACCAAAGGTAACTGCTGTGCCATATGTGTCACTCGCATATTCCTCATCTTCATCTGATCCCGCACCCACCGCCGCACCATTTGAAAATTAGCCTCGGTGCGCTTGGGACAG